TTAAGAAAGCAAGTAGCGAATAGAGTCCTCTACTAAGCTACTTCCACGATGATGGATATTTGCCCAATCTCTAACGCTTTTTGCTATTCCTTCATACCCAGGGAATAGCTTCGATCCAGTCACTCCCATCCTGGCGCACCCTTCCAGTAAATCCGCAGCCTCAGAACGAGGCAAGGTTAAAAGTTGCAAGTGGGATGAATCGTCAGGGCCAGGCTCAATACTTTTATCTTGGTTTAAAGGAAGCGGCAGGAAGATGCTATCGCCAGGGCCATATATTCGGGACACCGTAAATAGACCTGACTGGGCCGCTAAATAAGGGCTTGTGCCCCCTGGAGGTTGAATGATGTCGAAGCCTGTAGCTCGAGTGCTTAGAGCCCACACGGCGAGATAACCATCAAGTTTCTTATCGGTATCTTTCAATGCACCTAGAGCTGAAGACGCGGCAAAGTATGCAGATATATAAGGGTTTCGAGTCCAATCCAGCAGACACGTTGGCACGCCGTGGTGCTGAGCAAAGGCTAATATTTCATGTAAGTCATTGGTAGGCCATGAGGCATTCCCATCCACAAGTGAATCCAAATTGATCGCTCTTGCACGTACAGCGAGTGAGTCTCCCGGTACACTTAGCCCCGAATGATCGCAGGCTTCCAAAAAGGCGTTTAGTACGAGTTTCTCAAAGTTTACCTGCTGATTTCGGGAGATATCTATATCTCCATAAAACCTAGGAGCCGTAACAGGGCCACCGAGCCTATGAATAGAGGGTAGTAGTTGCTGGCTACACTCTGGTTGCCCACGAAAGATGGTTTGACCAGGGGGCCACCTTTCTGTATCTAAGGGATTAAGAAACTCAAGCATTTGACGAGCATTTTCAAAGCTATTTTCCTGCACATTAATATCCTTAAAACAACCCCGCTGGCTCGGCATCTACATCCCAGCTGAAGATCAGCACCTCTTTGGCGTCTGAGCCTTTGCCGCCGCCGACGGTGTAGCGTATGTCGGTGGTTTCGATGTGGTAGCCCGCGAAGATCCGGCGGATGTCTGGGTGGTCGTTGAGGCTGATGATGGCCTTGCCCTTGAGCTTGGCTAGCATGCTCGCCATTTCCTCGTACTGCTCTATGCCAAAGGGTACCCCATATCCCTCCGTCTGCCAGTAGGGTGGGTCCATATAAAAGAGGGTGTGTGGGCGGTCATAGCGTTCGATGCAATCCTGCCAGCTTAGGTGCTCTATAAAGGTGCTTGATAAACGTAAGTGCGCCGCTGATAAAGTCTCTTCTAAGCGCAGCAGGTTCAAGCCTGGTGGTGTGGTGGTGGCCGTGCCAAAGCTCTGGCCTTCGATGCGAGCACCGAAGGCGTTTTGCTGGAGGTAATAGAAGCGGGCTGCACGCTGTATGTCGGTGAGGGTCTCTGGCCGTGTCATCTTGAGCCACTCAAACACCTGACGGCTGGAAAGCGCCCATTTGAACTGCCTAACGAACTCTTCCAGATGGTTTTGCACAACACGGTAAAGATTCACTAGGTCGCCGTTAACGTCATTGAGCACTTCCACCTCGGCTGGCGATGGACGCAAGAAGAAAAGCGCAGCCCCTCCTGCGAAGGGCTCTACATAGCACTGATGCGGTGGCATTAGCGGGAAAATACGGTCAGCAAGGCGGCGCTTGCCGCCCATCCAGGGGATAATTGGGTTAGCCACGAGGCATCTCCTTTAGTGGTTTGGAGCTCGTGGCTCTCTGCTGGTTTAAGTGCTTGCAACGCGGGCACTTTATTTCGATGAACTGATAATTGCTGGCGGTGGCCAGCTTGCGGCTGCACTTTTTACAACGGATTTCAGTTAACACTCTGTCAAGCCTATAACGAATCTAACGTTTAGCTTAGACTCTCTAACGCCTCGCGAGGCGGGGGAGTCTTGGCCGACTTGCAGCTGTGTTCTGCTTGTTGGTGGCCACCGTTGGTGTTACCGCACCGTCGATGGTCACTCCCTTCTACGCTTTATTCAGCATTGCTCCATTCGATGGCCTCCAAGCCTGCCCGATCCTCGGCGGCCAGCGCTGTGGCAATGTCGTCCTCCAGACGCTGCCGTTTGCCAGCGACACTAGCTGCCAGCGCCCGATACTGATCGGCTTTCTGGATCACCTTCGGCGCCAGATACTCGACCGTCACCTCGCGTGCCTCGGCGATACCGGTTAGCGTCGGTGTGGGCGCCATTTTGTCAGCTGTCCAGGCACGGGCCTCATCTTCTTGATCACCCCATGTTTCCCGCTCGAAATCAGGGTACAGGCTTCGTATGCTTGCGACCGAGCGCGCCGCACCCGAATCGATCTCGCGGCGCTTGCGGCGTGCGACGTCGGCAAGCGGCGCGGGCGGGGCTTCGTCGAGGGCGTCGGCAGGTGGTTCGGTGCCGAATTCTTTGATCTCATGGCTTTCGCCGTCGGCAGTGTAGTAGACGTGGCCACGGTAGTCGGGTACTAGCTCCCAGGCGTCCCCAGCCCAGCGTGCGGCTTCGTGCACGCCTGGGGCGGGCGGGGCAATGTCGGTCGCTCCTGCTGGTATGCGGGGCGTGCCGCGCATCGGGTCGGCAGGAGCTTCGCGGCCAGCGGGGTTGATGGCGGTGCCGTCGGTTGGGTTGATGTCGTAAATGCGCATAGCGGGCCTCGTTTAAATTTTGGCTAGATAGATGACGGCGTTGTTCATGCCGCGTGTTTCGTTAGCTGTGCGTGCCACACGACTAGCATTAAAACTCACGTTCCATGTGTCATTGTTGCCTGTTGATGTGTCTACCCCCGCCCCCTGCTGATCCGCTTGGAACGCTCCAGAAACGCTCATACCGTTAATTGGATGTGACGCCACTCTGGCAAACGCTCCAGTAATGTTCTGCAGCGCATCTGTTTGATGCTCAGCTAACCCACGCCCAGACGTGCCAAAATCCCATCCGCGTTTGAAATTGTCATTGTCGTCTGGCGTGCCAAATGTCGCGACGCCATCGCCCGCGCCGTGGGTAGTGCCCCAAGCATCCCAAATGCGTCTGTAATCATTGCGGCTAATATCGTCGCCGATGAGGGTTACATAACCCTCAGGGAGCGTTTCGCTTCGCCACTCGATGACCGTGGCGGGGCGCACGCCGTCCCAGCGCATCCAGATATGCGGTCTATTCAGCGGGTCGGTGGGGGCGGCGCCTTGGACAATGCCTTCCTGGTCGCGGTCGTAGAATTCGTAGAAGTGGCCGTCGCTGCCTCGGCAGGTTTCCCCGGTTGCGTATGTGCGTCCCTCGCTATAGTCGGCGAACTGACCACTTGATTTAATAGCGCCAAGCAGCTGATCCAGATCCTCATGATCCGGGGTCAGGCCTGCTTCCACGACGACGCGCCGCAGGCTCTCGGTAATCATGTGGTACCAGTACGGGCCTGGGATCGTTGCGGGTACACCCTGGGCGGGGTTACCACCGGTGGGGTAGCCGATGCTTGGGTTAGTTGGTGGCTGGGGCGCCGAGTCCGAGGTGTTGCGTTGATAGACGCGATCTACCATGAGGTTTGCTCTCCATAGGCGAAGATGAGGATGGAATGGGCTGGGGCGAGTCGTTCAAATACGCATTCGAGGCGTTCATTGCCCCAGGTGGCCAGGGCTTCGTTGACGCCGCTGTTTACGGTCAGCGCTCGCACGGTTTCTTCAGCGGCGCGGATGGTCCAGGCCCAGCGCCAATCGATGCTGCGCATCGGCTCGCTGACGTCACTGCCGACGGTGTGGGCGGTGTAGTCCTCGACCTCGATGTCGTAGCCGAGGTCGGCTGCGAGGCCAATAAAGTAGGGTCGTGATGCGCCGCCGGTGCCGGTGAGCACGCGTACCACCGCGTCTTGCCGCTCGCTAACGGTTTGCTCGCCAATAACGCAAGGGCCGGGCATGGCCGTGACACGCTCCCAGTCGGGTAGCAGCTCCGAGGTGGTGCGTGGGTCGGCTTCCTCATGCAGCGTTGCCGCACGGCCGTCAATACGGGAAAACGCCCCCGCTCTGGCATGAGTGAGCCGCTGCCATTGGCTGTCTGTCTCGCGTGGTAGCGCGCGGCCTGGCGGCGTTAGCGCGTTGAGCTGATCGGCATAATCGTCGCGGGTTAAAGCCATGAAATTACTCCGCGCACGGGGATGTCGTTAACGCCGTGGGTGACGTCGGCTGAGGGGCTATCCAGCTTATGGCGGCTGTCGCCAGCGGCGACGTAGATCACGCCCGAGAGCTGCTCGCGGTAGAGCGTGCCGCCCGGTTCGGCGGTTTGGCCGAGGAAGTCATCCAGCGCAGTCTGCACACGGCTGCGGGCTTCTGCGGTGTCCGGAGTGAGACGAATAGCCAGATTTAAAGGCGCTTTCTCTGGGGCAACGGGATAAAAACCGCGTGCCGTTACCGGGCGAACGTCGTCGACATGCTCAAAAACTGCATCCACCACGGCGGGGGTGGGGATGATGTCGTCCAGGGCGCCGCACACAAAGCGTACTGTAACTTCGCCGATGTCGGGCTTGTGGCGGTATACCCATACGCGGGTGATGTCCGGGTGGGCTTCGCGTACCCACATGATGTAGTCGTCGGCGTTGCCGCCGTGGGGCTGGCGCTGTATGCGCTCCAGCAGGCGTTCGCGCAGGCGTTCGTCGCGTTCACGCTCCGCGCCTCCGGTGAGGCCGTCGTCACCCACGGTTGCTTCGCCGTCGATGCCGCTGACGGCACGAACCAGGCGCAGTGTTTCACCGGCGTCCAGGTTGGCTTCATCACCGGCATCAACGGCGGTCACATCGCCGATCGCTTGGCCGCTTTCATCCAGGGTAACGGTGCTATCAAGCGTGTAGCGTATGCCGTCTTTCTCGAACTCCTCGCCCGCCAGCAGCTGCGCGCTGGGGTTGCCGATGATGAACACCGGGCCGGTGGCTGCGACTTCGCCCTGGCGGTAGATGCGCCAGATGCTGGCCCAGCGTTCGAGCCATTCGGCCTCGGCGGTGTCGATAATCAGCTGCTTGGCCAGCCAGGCGAGATAGCCGTAAAGACCATGCACGGCCCCGGCATCCACATCGGCAATCACGCGGAGCATGGCGCGGCGTAGTGCTGGGTTGGCGTCGGGGAGCCGTCCGCGCATATCGGCGCGGATCTGATCGGCAAGCTCGGTTAGCGTTGGGGATTGCCAGGGCATATTAACTCCACACGTACTGGTAACGGTCGGCGAGGCGGCTGCCATCGCCGCGTTTAATGATGGGGCGCAGCCACAACACGTCGCGATCAAGGGTCTCGGCGGTAACGTCAATCTCGGTTGCTACGCCATCTTCGAGTAACCAGGCGAGCGCCTCGTAGGCGTAGGCCTCGGCGCGGCGGCGCACTTCTGGCAGCGTCTTTTCACGGTTTAACAACCACAGGCGGCTGCCCCAGCGGTCGCCATCTTCATCGGCGATGGCATCGGCCCACCAGCCTCGCCGGTTATCGGTGCCGTCGGGGATGATGTCGTCTGGTTCGGCGAGCCGATCGCACAGCAGCGAGAGCGCTACGGCAGTGCGCAGGCCTTCGTCGGTGGCCAGGTCGCCATCGATCAACGCGACGTCCAACGCCTGGTCAAGCCAATCCAGGGTGATATCCATTAGCTCATCTCCTGGTTGGGTTTGTTGGTGGTACCACCGCTGTCGCCTGGGTGATTGTGGCCGTTGTAGGTATCGCGCATGCCCTGCATGCTGCCGGTGCCGTCGCTGATATCCCCCTGGGCCTTGATGTTGCCGGTGGCGAACACATCCGGGGTAGCCAGAGTGATTGAAGTGCTGGCAGTGATCGTCACCTTGGGAGCGGTGACCTCGACTGCTGAACCGGCGTTTAAACGCACGATGCGGCCCCGGTTAAACACCAGTTCGTCGCCTTCATCCGTGTAGAGCGCGACTTCACCTTCAGCTAGCCCTTTCTTGCGGTAGCGGCGGTCGGTGGTCAGCAACGCCACTAGGTGGCCACGGGCACCACCCACCGCAGCGGCGATGGCTTCGGCCCCTTGTAGCGGGCGAGCGGTGAAGCCATAGGACTCGATGTGTTCCACTTCGCGGGTTTCGTCGCGCAACAGGTCGAGTTGGAGAATTTGCAGCCCTTTGGCACTGTCGGTGCGGGTGACCACCGCGCGGCTAATCAACAGGCGCAGTCGACGCCACAGCGGGCTGAGCAGCTTGGTTGTCTCGCGGCCTACCATACGTCGCTCTCCCGTTCCGGTTCTGATGCGGCTTCAATGTCGTAGCTGCTTTGCGGGGCCACGCGGATCTCCGCGCGTTCGCCGCGCTCATCGAGCAGCAGCTGCACTTCGGTAATCAGCCATTCAACGGGTTCGTCGAACATCCACTGATCACGAATCGGCACCAGGTCACCGGGCCGCCATAGGCCTTCTTGATGCCGCCAGCCAGCCACGGTGTAGGTAATGCCGCGCGATTGCCCCCAGCGGCGGCGCACTTCCCACTCGGCACGCTGGCTGCACGATGATGAGTCGGTGCTGGTATCGCAGAGCACCAGCGTGGGCCGGTGGCGTTTGATGCCGTCATCTTTGGCACGGCCAGAGGCGCCGCTGGCTGGGGCACCAAACCAAGTGTCATCAGCCGCCCCTTGGCCCTGGACTATCACTTCACCGAAACGGTCGCGGTCGGAAAACCGGCCACGGGCCACGCGAATGTTTTCGCCCAGGGCAAGCTCGGTTTTCAGCGTGGCGCGCGGAGGGCGGGTGATCACCAGGCGACCTTGCTCATCGGCGACCAATAGCAGGGCGCGATAGCTCGCGATCTGTATCAATGCCTCGCCGTAGGTTTGTCCCGGCTCGACTTCAAGCGCCCTAAGCGGCGCGCCGACGTCGACCTCTGCTATGACTTCAATGCCGAACGGCTCGGCCACACGGCGGGCAACTTGCAGCACGGTTTGGCCGGTCGCCCAGGGCTGAGCGGTGCTGGATGAATCGACCAGGTCGGCGGTTTTGGAGCGACCCGAGACGACCAGGCTGTGCGAGCGGGCGTCGTAGCTGGGTAGTACGTCGTCAATATGGCCAGTGATTACTGGTTCGCCGTCAATCTCCACTACCACCGGTGCCCCGGTGCGCAGGCGGCGCGGTGCGGTGGTAGAGCCCTCGCGCTCGGCCCACTTTTCAGAGAGCACCAGCTCGAACGAATCTGCCATGGCATCCAAGCTGCGGCGTATCTGGATCTCTTTCCAGCCCAGGTGGCGGGTGCCGTCAACGATTAGCGCAAGTTCACTCACTCAGCACCTCCAACCGATCGGCGGGAACATCACCAGGGTGGCGCACGCGGTTGCGGCTAATGATGTCACCGTCGCGGCGGGCGTCGCCGTAGAGGCGGTGGGCCAGCACCAAGGCAGGCAGGCGCGCGCCGGGGGTGTAGTACTTGAGAGAAGGCAGCGCGGTACCGCGACGGCGGAGATCCTGCACGGCAGCGGCGCGCAAGCTCACCAGGCGTTGGGTGGTTTGTGGTAGTGGTGGCACGCTGCCGCTGATCTGCTCGGTAATGCCCAGATGCACCGCTTCCAATGTTTCGCTGGCGGCTTCCCGCGTGGGGTAGCGCCACTCGGCACTGGCAGCGGCCAGTTCAATCGCTGACGCGCGGCGCACCAAGGCAACGGCGGCATTCTGGGCGCGTATCTGGGTGGCTTGCGGTGCCGGTGCGCTCGGCGGCACGCTGGCTACCTGGCCGTTATCAGTGCCAAACATCGCGCGATAAACACCCAGCGCACGCCCCGGCTCGCCGAACATGTTCTTGATCTGGCCAATGCTGGAAAGAATCGCCGCGCCCAGCTCGGCGGGAGTACGAATCAAGCGGCTGATGGTGCCGGTGACACCACCGATAATTCCTTCGATTTCGCTGATCGCGCCCAGGATCGTGGCCTCAATGGCCTCGACCCGGTCAACGGCCAGCTCGACGATCTCGTACGCTGCGATGAATTCATCCAGAATCGCCAGGCGTGACGACTCAGCGGCGGCACCGACCACTTGCTGGGTATCCGCCACGGCCAGTGGGTAGCGTGGGGCATCGTCGGCGCGCAGCACCGTGAAGCTCACACGGGCCATGCCGCCTTCGCGGGTGGTTTCGGTGATGCGAGGATCGTCGATCAGCACAACGCGATGGGTGCCGTAGTAGCTGTGGCGTATTTCAAACGCGCCGGGCAGCTCTAGGGCATCCGCCAACTGGTTGCGCTCGACGTCGTAATCTTCGCCCAGCAGGTAGCCGGTAATCTGCCACGGGCGGGCCTTGCGCCCCAGGTCTTCAACGTAGGGCTCATCGCGCAGCGGGTACTCATGTACCTGTACACGGCGGCCAGGGCTTATGGAGCCGCGTTCCAGGTACAGGATGACGCCGCGAAACACAGCAACACCATCGCCGATTCGATCACGCCAGCTCATTGGGCTACACTCCGTTGACGCAAGGGAGAAGAAAAATGGTCAAACACATGCTTCATATCACCGCTATTGCAGGCGGTTTGGCACTGAGCCTCATGGCGGGTGTTGTTAACGCTGAAGGCAATAGCGGTGCCGCTATTCAGGTCAACCAGGAGAACCTGGCAGACTATCGGCAACTGGCCAGTGACCTGGGTTTGGAGTACGACCACGAGTACGGTTACAGCGAATGGGTCGATGCCAAGGGGCAAAGCGAGCTTGGCAGTGCTGGAGAATATGAATTCCTTGATTGCTCCAATGGAATGCAAGATCACGGCATGTGCGACTACGGTGCTAACGGCACTTATTGGGAGTCTGTCTACTACTCCAACTATGATGTAACGCTGCTGATCCAAGTGAGTAGCGATGCAGATAGCGGCACTTCCAGCGTCAACTTGCTGAAGCTTGCAGAGGGTAGGCATCCTGATTTGCACGAAAGCTAATCTCACGGCCAGGTCCCCCAGTTACCTAGATCCACATCAATCTCCGGCCCGCCCTGACCCCGCTCAGCGCGGGCGTCTTTAACCCTGCCGTCCTGGTCAACGAAGATTCTGAGCACGCTTTCACCAGCTTCGCGGAAGGTGTTCACGGAGCTACGCCCATACTCCATGACCGCTTGCTTGGCGGTTTCCCTGGCTAGCTCCACGTAGTTGCCGACTCTGCCGCCTGTTTCTGTACGCTCCACAGCGTCTTCAATCAGCCCGCCGATTCCCTGAGCTGCCAGCACCGTACTGACGGCGGGAAGCGAACGGCCAACCGCTACGGCGGAACCGTTACTCACTCTTGACGCGGCGCTCAGCGCACGACTGGAAAGCGTAGGCCGTGATGCGCTCGGCGGCGCTGAAGGGCTGCCGCCCGTACGGGAGGTGGGCGGCGTAAAGCCGCCACCCTTGCGCATGCCACCGTTACGACCGGACGATCCACCGCCACCCAGACCGCCCAGATTGGTCACGAACACCGGCACGGGCGTCATGCTGCTTGCGGCACCAAGCCCACCACTAATGCCGCCGGACGTTGAACGGTTTCTCAGCACACCAGCGCCACGGCCTAGGTCTGCACCTAAACGGCCCAGCGAGCGCAGCGCATAAAGGCCTGCCACGCCGCCTGCGGTGATACCGGCAATCTTTAGCCAACGGTCGACGGTTGCTTGATCCAGGCTGTTCAGCGCATCGGCAGCGTCCTGGATGTACTCGCTCAGGTTGGTGTCGGCGAAGTCTTGCCAGGCACTTGAAAGGTTGCGAACAGACCCCGCCGCCGTTTCGGCGGCACGGGCGGAGTCGCCCATAGTGGTAGTGCCATCGCCCTGCACTTGAAAGAAGCGATCCATGCTTTCGACTGTGCCGGTGCGGTTGTACTCACCCAGCGCAGCATTGAAGGAGCGCATGGCTTCGGCATCGAATATTTCGGAAAGGCGTGAGGTGCGACCCTCAGCCGCTTCGACGATCTCGACTATCAGCTCATTGATGGGGCGCAAAATCTCGCGGCCACGCGCCAGTTCCTCAGGATCGAAGATCTGCACACCGCTTTTACGGGCCAGCTCTTTGGCCTTTTCAGCGTCCTGAAAGGTGCGTAGCAACGCCTCGAACGCGGTGGCCGCTTGCTCAGAGCTGCCGGTACCTTGGCGGATAACCTGAAGCGCGGCACCCATCTCGCGTATAGCTTCTGGCCCTTGGCGGCCCAGGGCGGTGTAGGCGGTGACCACGCGAGGGCCCAGCGATGCCAGGTTCTGCAAGGTGAAGGCACCGGCCTTGCCCTGCTCGTTTAGGGTGTCGATAGATTGCAGCACCGCATCCATGCCGCGTATGTCCATCTTCTGGAACTCGGCTAGGATCTCGCCGATGTTGCCGCCTTCAGCCCCGGTCGCGGAGATGGCCATGGCGATATTGCGGATGTTCTCTCGGGCAAATTCCAGGTCGCCGGTTTTCTCGACGATGGCTTCGATAGCCCCGGTGATTTGTGAAGGGTCAACGCGAATATCCGGCTCGCGGGCGGTATCGAAGATTTGGCGGCGCAGTTCTTCCATTTCTTCTGCGCTTTTTTGGGATTGAATGCCCAGGCGGGTGAAGCGTTCCTCCAGGTTGACCAGGTTGCGCACCGTGCCGAAGCCCGCCGCACCGGTGGCCAGCGCCATCCAGCGGTTGCCGACGCGGTCGAGCGTACGCCCAACACCGCTGGTGACGCGCTGCAAGCGGGTCATGTGGCGTTGGCCGTTGTTGGCCATGGTACGCATGGCCCCCTCATAACGGCGTGACTGCCGTTCGAGGTTGCCGCGCAGATCCATCACCACACTGGCGCGCAATTCGCTCATGTTATCTCCTGGCCTTGTTTAAATAGCCGAGCAGCCGACGCAGCGTCATGCCGCGTTGTTCGGCTTCACTCCACCCCGTGCGTGTTGCGATCGCCCACATCAGCCCCGTCAGATGCTGGGCGATCGCTATCGCCTCGCCCCCGCTGTGTGGTTCCCTCCTGGGTCTGAGCAACGGCAGCGCCGTCGAGCTGCTCGCTCTTGGCCAGCAGCAGGTTGAGGTCTTCGGGGTGGAGCCTGTGCATCAGCTTGAGATCCAGCGGGCCTGAGACGTCACCGATACTGACGATCTGGCGGCGCAGTACTTCAACACCCACGCGGGAAGGGCTGACCACCAGCATGGGTTCAATGCCGTTTTGCGTCGGTACCATCATCAGCCGCTCGGCGGCTTCCTGGGCGTCGAGCACATCGCCCGCGGTGGCTTCACGCAGCTTCGCGTCTTTACAAACGGCTTCGCCAATTTTGAGGCCGTGGATCAGCGGTACGTTAATTTCGGTGCCTGCCATTAAAGTCTCTCCACGCCCATGCCGCCCCAGTTGAGGCGGATGTTGCCCCCAGATAACTCGACGGTTTCAGTGACCGCCGCCCGGCGAAGCACGTAGGTGTCATTGGTATCGGTGGTAAAGAGCACCGTGGCACCTTTGATGCGGCCTAGGGCGATCAAATCGGTATCGGCGGTATGGCGCACGGTGGACGACAGCGAGGGGGCCTCGTACGTCTCCCGGTAACCCTGGACACCGTTTGGCCCGGTCATGAATTCACGGCTTACGCCCCCCACGTTGAGGGTTGAGTCGACGTCGGTGAGCATCTCCGATCCGTCGACTTTCACCGTGGCCTTGCCTGTTAGTTGCGTCATGATTTACGCACTCCTCAAACGGCGGTTAATGGCCGCTTAGCGGCGGAATTGGGTTTGCATCGCGTGGATGCGGTACTGGCCGACCAGCTTCGGCGAGTCGATGACGTTAAGCCGCGCCTTGTTGTCGGGGTCGATGTTGGCGGTGAGGCTTGCGGCATAGCCCTCGTAGTCCTGTGCCCAGCCGTTCTCGATAAAATCGCGGTAGAGATCGAGCAACTCGGACTTGCAGACGTTGGGGGTCATGATCGGCTGGCCAGCACCGTAGAGCGCCGCGTCAGCGTCGGTGGCCAATTTGTGGCGCGGGTACTTGCTCAGGATGCGGCTGATCTGCTCGTAACGGATGCGCTCCAATGTTTCGGGCGTCTGGATGTCCAGGTAGGCGTCCGACTCGATACCCGCTTCGTTGACCTGGTAGGTGGTGATCTCGCGGTTGACCTGCACCGTGCCGTCGTCGGCAACCGTGAACGTGGCGATGCCATCAAACAGCAGCAGGTTGCGCTCGGCCTTGGTCCACTGGTCTTCCTTGAGCGGGCCGATCAGACCGGGCAATGCCAGGTATTGCAGAGGACGGGCCGGGTCAATCGTTAGCGCACCAGCGGCGACCATCGCGTAGGTAGCTGCCCACAGGTAGGTGGGGCTAACCGATTTACCGGTACCCATCACTGTCAGGTGCTCGCCATTGAGAGCGCTCCCGAAGGTGCTGGTCTCGCTAAGCGTGCCGCGGAACGCGCCGAAGGCACGGCTACCCATCTGCACCATTGGCCCGAAACGGCGGGTCAGCTCGGTTTTCAGTTCACTCAGGTTGGCGGTGTCTGTGAAGGGGCAAGCGATGTAGTGGTACCACTCATCGCCCATGGCCGCGATCGCATCGCCAATGTCTGGGTTTCCGTCGCCACCGCTGAGCTGGGTCAGGGTAAACGTGACGCCATCCAGCCCACGCTCGCCCTTGGCGTTAAACACCAGGTGAATATCGTTGCCGGTTTCGCCTGCCCACTTGCAAACCAAGTTGATCTTGGTGGCATCGGTGCCATCGACGGTGGCGGTAACGGGTATACGCCCTTCGTCGTTGATCGCCTCGACCAGGGCCTGGGCAATTGTCTCGGCGCTGTCGCTTGCCTCAACCCCGGCGCGCACGCGGTAGCCGCCGATGTACAGCGCCACGGTGCCGCCGCGCAGGGCGGTACCCGCCACGCCGATAGAGCCGCTAGCTACGGTACCCGCTACCAGATCATCCAGCGCCAGGCCGATCGTCTCCATGTACGGGTCGATCGCCAGCGCCGCGCGCAGCATTTCGGCGAGCATGGAGCCGCGCCCGTAGTAGCGGTCGGCCTGCTCGCCGCTGGTCACGCGGTCAGCGCTCAGGGCGCTTTTTTCGCCGCTTTCCAGCCGCTGGCCGATGACCAACAGGCGGGTCTGCCATACGCCGCTGTTGGCCAGGCGACCATCGAACTCGATAAATACGCCTGGCGTGCGAAGCGCTGAGGGAATGTCGTTGAAGACACCAGAGGTAATCATTGGCTGGTCTCCTTATGCGTGGTATCCGGTTTTACAGCAGCTTTGGCACGGACGGTTTTCGCCGGAGCCGTGGCGCGCACTAGGTCACCATCGCGCAAGCGGCGGCGAATGTAGGGGGTATGCTCAACGTCCGCGCCCTCGGCGGGGATCGGCTTGCCGTTGCTTTCGCGGCGCACCAGCAGTACGCCCTGGTCGGGCTTTTTGGCATCGCGCAGGCGCGGTTTAACGTAAATGGATGGCACGGTTAGTCCTCCTGGGGTTGGGGTAGCTCGACGCGGCTTTCGGCATCGGGGTCGTCATCGTCGCCGATGCGGTGAGTGCCGATGTAAAGCTCGAACGGGGCGAGGTCGTTAACGCTCAGTGCCGCTGGCCATAGCACTTTCAGCCGGAAGGCAGCGGCGTAAACCACCACGCCCTCCTTGTCGAAGTGATCGGCGTAGAGGTTGTCGATGCTCTCAAGCGTCAGGCTGCCGACATCGGGCACGGTGAGGGCATGCACAGCGGGCACCACGCGTTCGAGAAGCTCATAAGCACCCACCTGGCGGACGTTGCCCCGGCGGCGCTCCCGCTCGCCGCTGGCGTGGCCGGTGACTACATACACCACGTAGCGGTTTTGGGTAGCGGGCTGGGCAAGGTCGCCGTCGCCCCGCGCACCGCCCCAGGCGACAAACACGCCGGGCACTTTGCGCAGCGCCGCGCGCAGGGTCTTTTGATTCCACTTCCCCGGCAGGTCTTCCACCGTCTTGACGTGGTCGCCCAGCACGCGTTGGCAGCGCTCGATAATGGCGTCTTCGATCTTGGCCAGCATCAGAAGCCACCCCCACCAAACACCCGGCGGCCTGTGTCCATCACTGCGCTGCCAGCGCTTACCGCTGCGCTTTCCGATGAGGCGATGCCCAGCCGCACTTCGCCCTTGGCAACGCTACGTAAGAACTTCACGGCGTCGTTGTAGCGCTTGGTGACTTGCTCCGTGGCGCGGTCATCGGAGAGCCGATAACGGGCGATGTCACAGGCGTAGGCGGTGATGATGCGCGGCACATTGGAAAGCGGCACGGTGTAGCCCGCTGCACTCACATAGCCGTCGATCTCGCCGCTGGCATCGGCGATAGCGCCATCGACCTTGCTTGCATCAACCGCTAGGCCGGTGTCATCGGCGGCCAGGTCGAGCAGTTCGTTCTCGCCGAAGCGCTCGACCATGTCGGCCTGGGTGCAGTAGGGCATGGGTTAGGCCTCCGGTGTGGTGGTGGCTTGGTCAACCGGAAAGGTGCAGAACTCGACCTCCAACGCCGGATCTTCGCGCAGTTGTTTCAGCTGCTCTTCACTCAGCAGCTCCAGCGCAATGCCGGTACCCTCGCGATTGAAGCGGTGGCCAGCTCGGCGGCGGCTTTTGATGCGTCGCTTGGTACGCACGAAAACGCCTGGGGTTTCTTCTATCGGCGGCAGCGTGTTGCCGGTGCCGTCGCCAGCGATCACATCCCCTGGAATCTCGGTAGGCTGTGGCGTGGCTTCTGGTTCAGCGTTGGGCGCTACAGCCTCAACCGGTGTCGCTGCTTCCGGTACCGACGCGTCTTTGGCTTCCGTTGTTTCCGCTGCGGCTGTCGCCTCTGCTTGTGCCTGGGCTTCCTGCTTGGCCTTGGCAGCGGTGGTCTGTTTACGTGTTGCCATGGTGTTGCTCTCCGTTGCGCAGTGCCCGCCTAAGCAGGCACTGCGAATTGCGGTTTAACGTGCCGTTAAGCGCTGGTTAACCAGGGGTTAAGCACCAGTGTCGAGGTGTTCGCCCACTTGTTGGTTTCACCACCAGCGGCGAGCTGGCTTTGCAGCACGGCACGGGCAGCGCCTTCCATCGAGTTGGGCACCATGGTGTGCGAGTGACGCAGCGCCAGCGGGCGTTCGTAGTCACCTTTCAGCGTCGTCAATGCCTGGCGCGCTGCTTCGTAGTTCTCGGCAGTAAACGGCTGGCGAGAGCGAACGGCGAGCTGCCACAGCCCTGCACCGGCATTCACGCGGGCATCCACACCGAACAGGAACTTGTCGGTCATGAACACAGCCGTATCGTTCAGATCGGTAATCGAACGGAAGTTGTAATCGCGCCGCTTTTGGAACATGACCGGCTTGATCACGCGAGTGTTATCCATGACGTACCAGGCATCGCCCGTGCCGCCCATGTCGTTACTGACGGAGATTTCTTTACCTGATTTATCCAGCACCGAGTGGTCGGTATCAAACAGCGGCTGGCCGTCGTAGCACTCAGGGTTTCCTTCCAACACCTCAACAGCGAGTTCGTTGGGGTGCTCACGGCTGGAGCGGCCAAATTCCTGGAAGACCGGCGACCAGAGGCCGTAGGTGTCGTCTTCAATGGCATCACGTGAGACGCCTTCGGTTAGCTCGAACTTGCGGTTCTTGATACTGAACCCGGCACCTTCCAGCGAGTGAATGACCCGATCGCCCAGCCATTCGCGCATACGCGGTAGCGACTTAAGGAACGGGTACACCTCAACCGCTGTAGTCGATGGCACAGTGGTGCAGAACAGCTCATAGAGCGCGGCCTGCTCACCCATCGAGCTAAAGCCCTGCTGGAAGCTGGTGTTGTAGGCCTGGAACAGCACCTTCAAATTGGCGGAAGTAAGATTCATGTAGGCAGTCCTTTATCAGGCGCTAGCGGCAACGCCGTTAGTCGGGTCGATGTTGACCCACACGCCGTTGTCATCGACGTCGTCGACAATGCCAGCGTGGGAGCGGGTAGCGCTGCCATCGGTTTTGGCAACGGTCTGGTCATCCACGATGAAGCAGACCTTGCCGATGTCAGCGGCGGTGATCGCATCTGTACTGGCGGAGTTGGCCAGGTAGAAATTGCCGCGCTTCACTTCCACGACCTGGTCGCCGTCAGCGCCTTCCTTGTTGTCCTGGTAGTGCTCAAACACACCGGAAGCGGTCAGACCGGTGGCGGTAGTGCCGGGCTCGGTAAAGCCGGTTGCATTGATTACGGCGATAGTGCCAGCGAAGCACTCGGTAGCCGCAGCGACCAGATGGCCACGCGACAGCCCCAAGCGGTGCGGTGTGTTTCGGTTTTTGGTTGCAGCGGTCACGGGGTGATCCTCTTGCCTGTTGGGTTAGTGCTGAGCGTGCTTATTCAGCAGGAACGGGATTGGCAGCGCGGTACTGCTCCTGCGTTAAGCCCATCGACTTGCACACCGCTAGCTCGGTCTCGTTTAACTTGCCGTCGCCTTTTACTTCGCTGCCTTCTGGCGCTTTGCCCTGGGTCTGGGTGGTTTTCAGCGCAGCGATGCTTGGCGCGCCATCCAGGTGGGCTTTGAGCGCGGCGAGGCCTTGAGCCCGCAAATGATCGGCATACGCAGGGCCGAAAATCTTTCCGTCGTCTAAACCTTCTTTAATCAGGCGCTCCATTTCCGCTTTTTCATTGGCTACAACGCCGGTACGCAGCACCGCTAGGGCTTCTTCATGCGCGGCCTTGGGTACGTACTGGCTCATGTCTACGGGAGCGCCAGCACTGGAGGCTTTGAGCGCGGCCACGGCTTCATCCGGCTTCGCATCGTCTTTGGCACCTAGTGCTGTGCGGAATGCGGCGGCATCGTCGGCGGCGCTTTTCAGCACGGCAATGGCGCTGTCGATCTGTTCGTCGGTGGCGTCCTTCGCCAAGCCGAGTGCAGCAATGAGTTGTTCACGGTTCACGGTGTCAGTCTCCTCGGGGGTGTCGTTCGTTACCGACATACGCGCAGCAGCAAGCTGCGCTGCACCTTCGTCGATGGCGGGGGTATTGGTTAACGCCAGGTGCAATAGGTCTAACGGCACACCGTTGGCGTCGTACGGGAAAACGGGGGAGAGGTAGAGGTATTCAGCAGGCTCGCCGTCAGGCCCAGTCGTGATGGCTGCGCGGGCTTTGGCTGTCCAGGCAATCGCGCCATAAAGGCCATCTTCCCGAAACTCAAGCGAGCGCGGGTCGACCCAGCCAGCAGCGGGCGCGGGCTGGCCGTTCTTTTCGGCGTAAAGGGTTTGGTGTTCGTAGTCGATGGCGATGTCGGTACTGCGCGCAGCGGCCAAGCGAATAATCGCTTGCGCGGCTTCGGCAGAGAGGTGCCACGGGCCAGAACCTTCAGCAGCCCCACGCGGTGCGTGAAAGGTGCCAGCAGGCATCAGGCGCGTCTTGTCGTCGGTGGCTTGCACTCGGAGAGCACAAACGGCGACGCGGGGCTTTGTTTGAAGGCGTTGTGTTTTCATGCCCCCATGATCGGGGGCTTAGGGCGGGGCGTGGATTTAAAGCGCTTTAGGAGTTTTTGGGGGAGCGGTGTTACTGAAATCAATATCTAATTGATTATCATTGCGGGGCTTGTCTTTTTGAAACTCATCATAAGCGGTTGTATCGAAGAGGTTAGCGGTCTGTACATCTGCGAAACTAAACACAATTTCAAAGCTTTCATCATGCAAATGCTGCAATTCCTCCGTTTTATCAAGCCGCTCATATAGCTTTTTATAAAAGGTAGTGAAGGTGACTTTATGTGTTATTTCGTCGCGGTAGCCGCTCATCATTGGAAGTATTCGTATCATATCTCGACTATCAACGGGATCGACTGCGCCCATGACTTGCCCTACATATACTTTTCCACTGTGAAGTGTGAAGCCAATGGGTTTAGCCTGATCAAATCCCCTGAACAGGATTAGCTCAAAATCGGCGTTCAGATGATTAATAGCTCGCCTTAGAGGTTTGATAGAGGAATACCGATAAATGCCTTCAATATAGTATGCAGGGTTCCAGCGCTTTTCTTTTATGCCATCACCGAGTAGCAGCACCCAATCTTTCTTTCGCATGGTGATAACGGCTTGTAAGCAATTGAGCAAATAACTTGCTATTAAACCCATAGAGAGCGTAGTGCTGAGAACTATGATCCAGTAAGCAGCAGAAAGGCTCTTTTCGTTCTCACCAAGAGGTAGTTGAGATTTTGCCCAAACAGCTAAGGATTTTTTAATTCCGATCAGGTGGCTATCAAACTGGCTAATCAAGGCAACGGCGAATAATAGAAGAACAATGCCAGCCGCTGCGGCATAAAAATAGACGCCTTGGGAATCTTGGCGTCTAATTATAAATCGTGACTCGTGCCACTTTGTGATGAAGAGGTAGCCTGAAAGAATCGTAACAAAGGCTATAAGCGCTTGAAGCATCTTATGCCTATATTTGTGGCGATTTTAGGTGCCGCTCTAGTCTTTCGGAGGCGTCCAGTTGATCTCGAAATGATTTAGCATGCACCACTTCCGATGCTTTCATCGTCATGACACCGTTGCCGACCACGTAATACCTCGGCTTATCCATGCTTTCTTGCTTAGCGCGGCTGTAACTTTTCCAAAAACGACGCTTCATATCATCTAGCATAAGTTGCCCTCCCGCCTGTTTCCTAGCTGTTAGCCTCTTGTCGGGCTAATTCAGTCATATTGAGTGTACGAATACAGTACACCCTACTCAGAATATACTCGATATCGAAAACTAACGCACGTCTAACGCGCCATGGGCGCAAAAGTTGGGCCAGCGTAGCGGGTAACGCCTTAGCGGCGCTTACAGAGCCGCGTTGGTTATTCGCCTAATGGCTCGCCCAGGTAGTCCAGCAGGGTCTCTATCGCGTTGGCTTCATTGTCGCTTGAGAAGCCTAGCCAGTTGCCTTTCTGTATGTCATCCGGGCTTTTGGCAATGGCAGTACGCACGGCGGCTAGGTGGATGATCGCGGTAGCAGCTTCGTGCCATGTGCCAGTTCCGCAGAAACATATTGTGTGTGAAAGGTGTTAGCGGGAATCATTCGTATTTTTTCGTCGGCGCTCTGCACGCGGGGGGCAAACGAAGACGCAAGGCTCTATTTAAAGGCTTTTTGTTTTCATACCCCCTATGATCGAGGGATTAGGGCGGGCGTGGATTTAAAGCGCTTCAGGAGTTTCTGACACAAAAAAACCGGGCACATGGCCCGGCTCTGTTCCGCTATCTTACCCCCTGTATTTGTGTCGAGGAATTTTCAAGCAATATACCCCCCCGTTCGGGTGATAACGACGCTTCCCCTTCACAGTAATAAAGCGAGTAAACACTTCTACGTAATCATCATTACGATTCTTCATGGTTTCGTACCCTCAACAATCCGCCGTTGACGAGCACAGAATCTGTCACTACACTCCATCCAGTCTGCCAGGACATGAAAGTGGTGTAGGTTGGATTCTATGCACAAAGGAGGGCGGTTTCTCCTTTGTTCCAATCACACCTCAGGATAGAGAGGGAAGGTTAAGCCGCTGCAGTTGGTGTGCGAGCTTTTCTTCCCTTTTTTTCTCCTCAAGTGCATCTCGAGCAATCTCCCAAGTGACCCCGAATGTCTCTTGTACCTTATGAATGCTCCATTTCGTATCCACTAGCCTTCTATCAACCAAAAACTCGCTAGCAAATGTATTTGCTTGCCATTCACAATCGCTTTCAAGTGAGTACTTTATACTTGAGCGTGCAAACGTTTTGGGTTGGTCAGCATGCATAAAAAGATGGCCTAGTTCATGAGCCAGCGTAAATAACGCATCCCTGTCCCCAGCCGCTGCTGAGTTATAGTCAGACTCACGTATTTTGATGAGTTGCTCATCAGGTTCTGTCTCTGCAACTGCATCCTTAAGCTCATCGTCAGGCACAATCTCCATCGCTAGCTCTTCTTGGATGTAAAGCATCTCAAAAATTCTCATCATGGGAAGGCAATGAACTGCCTCCCCATCATGGCTGACCATCAAACCAGTAATCACATCACGAATGCCTTGGGCAATGGCTCTGATATCAGCTTTGGTTTTAGGGGTTGCTTTAGTCGCATGTGATCGATTCATGCTGTCCTCCTTTTTCAAGCATACGCGTCAGTTTTTCTTTTTCGCTTCCATTTAAGTCCTGTATTTTTCTAGCAAAAACCATTGCAAGCTTTTTGTCTTCCTCAGATGAGTCTTTTAAGTCAATGCTCAAAGAGTCCAGTGACTTGGCTGCAGCCACGCGGAACTGTTCAAGCTCATCACCTTTTAACCCATAAGACATCTCTATATTCTTCAGCATTTTGCTAGAGGGAGCTTTCTTTCCGAGCTCCACAGAAGACAAATATGCGACGCTGATATTTACTTTTTCGGCCATCGTTTTCATGATTTCAGCATTGTTCAGCCTGAGTATTCTCAGAAACCTTCCTAGTTCTGTAATTTTCATGACCGTTCTCCTCTCCGACGTTGTAGTTACCTTGGGAACACAAATTTCACTATAAGTAGCGCAGTTCAACCTAAGGTTGAATAAGAGTACAGGGGGCTGAACGCAACGTCAACACCAACGCCCTGATACCACTTGTGGGCCAACGCCTGAGTAATAAGTGGTGCCTAATTAAAATCTAACGCGGGTCTAACGCGCCTATGGAGCAAAAGTCGGGCCAGCGTTGCGAGTAGCGCATTAGCAGGGCTTACAGGGCTGCGTTGGTTATTCGCCTAATGGCTCGCCCAGATAGTCCAGTAGGGTCTCTATCGCGTTGGCTTCGTCGTCGCTTGAGAAGCCTAGCCAGTTGCGTTCGGGTATGCCGCGCTCTTCATCGCCGAAGTGCATGCTGGCACCGTAAATGCGGTCGGTGCCGTATTCGAGGTAGTCCGGCCCAGCGTCGTAACGGTTGGTATCGCGCAGGTAGGTGTTAAGCACCAGGATCTCATCCTGCCGCTGGGGCTTGCGCTTACGGTATGCGTCGGAGAGAGGCTCCCACGGGTCACCGCTGGGTGAGACCTGCTCATCAAAGCGGTTTCGGGTAGACCGGTCCAGGTCTTCACCAATCGCCGCCATCGCGGGCTGGGCGTCGAGGCCGCGCTGGTTGAGTTCGCCCAGGGCGCGCATGACCTTTTCATCATCAATGCGGAAGTCGAGTGTAATGCCTGCCATTAGTCTGTCTCCTCATCACGACGACGGTACAGGCGAACGCCTTGCCGCCAGGCTTCCATCGCGGCGGCATTGTCCAGGCGTTGGCCTGTCCAGCCGTTGCGACCCCAGTCGACCATGAACAGGCCTTCCTCACCGCCTTCCAGTGCAAAGCGTGCAAGGTAACGTCTGCGTAGGCGCGGGCGTTCGCCTTCGCTGATTTCCAGGGCCGTCCATATTTCATCCGGCTCGCGCAGGGTGCGGGCCAGTGCGTTCAGGTTTTGCCCATCACTTGGCAGAGACCAGCCGCCACGACCGTCGCGGAACAGATCCTCGCTGATCGGCAGCGACTCGCCCACGGCATCGGTAAAGCGGCGCGTTTCACCACCGCGCCGTGTGCCGAAGGTTTGCAGGAAGGCATCCACGTAACGCTCGGTCGGCTGACCGGCTTCCAGAAGTTCTGCGGTGGCCTCGCGGTAATCGGGCATCGTGTCCTGGGCACGCCGTGCGGGTGTCACTGTGCCGGAACTCGCAGCGGGTTGGCTGGTGGGCCTGGGTGTAATGCCTCTTGCACGGCCACTGCCAGGGCGGTGGTCAAAGCCGGGATCAATTCCTTTAGGTACGCGCACTGTGCGCGGGTTGGGGCCATTCTCGCCGATGGTGCGCTCGACGTACTCGATCTCGGGGCCCCGCTCAGAAACGGTGTAACCTTCGCGCTCAGCCTGGCGGCGGCTGACCATGTACTTTTTGCAGCTGCAGCCGTAGCCATTTTGAGGTGTCCAGACATCCCACCAGGGATCATCCAGCGGCACTACGCGGCCATCGTTGGCCAGGTGTGCAGAACGTGGGTTCTCGCTGCCGCCATGGCGGTACAGCCCAAAGGGCCGCAAGCGGCGCAGCGCTGGATCTTCCATCTGGCGTTCACGACCGGCGGCGTAGCTCTGACGTAGGTTTGTGTCGTAGATGACGCGGGTGCGCCAACTGCGACTGCCCTTGTAGGCCCAGCCATGGCGCTCGACGATCTGGTCGAAGTCCTTACGGAAGTCGGCCAGCGTCTTGCCTTCTTCGATCATCGTTTGGATGGAGCGCTGGAAGTCCTCAACGATGGCCTGGCGGCTGGCACCGGCGACCATAAACGCTTGGTCGTTTTCGGCGCCGTAAACATCCGACCAGGTGTTGGTGGGGATTGCCACCTTTTCACGCATGGCCTCAATCTGTTCAGCAAACGGCAGCGAGCCAAACTCGGCGGCAGGCATTAGACCCCCTCGATAATGTCGTAACGACCAACAACATGGGCAGCGGCAAGCGCTTCGGTCATTACCTCGGCGAAGTCTTTAACCGGCAGGTCGGGGGCTAGCTCGACCAGGCGGTCGCGCAGTTCTTCCAGGCTGTTGACCTCATCGACTAACGCGCGGATACGCTCCACCCAGGGCTCAAGGGCGGCATCGCCCTCACGCTGCAGGCGCTCAAGCTGAAGATCGGCAGCGTCGGGTTCGTCGCTGTCGCCCAACCGCAAGGCCGCAATGCGTTTGTGGGGTGCAGTCTGTGCCAAACGTAGCGCACCAAAGGCATTTGGCGCCGCTTTTGGCATCAGCACATCTTCGCCTTCGGCGGCTTTGGGGATGCCGCTTTTCTCATGCAGCCACCACAGCGGGATCTTCGCGCCCATATCCACGAAAGTGGGCAATGACTTCGATAGGCGTTCGAGGTCTTCGGTTTCACCGGTGTCCAGATAGAAGCGCGGTGCACGGTTTGGCTTATCAATGCCGAAGTTCAGCGCCGCCATAGGCCATAGGATGCTTTTACGAACGCTGCCTGCGTACTGGCGTACGTCGGAGCGAATCAGGCTGGTTTGTCCGCGCTCGTGAACATTGCCCAGCGCGTTTGTGTTGGTGCCTTCGCCGGTGCCACTGGTGAGCGTGCCGCCCAGGATGGCCTTGGCTTTGGCGCGTTCGCACCAATCCATCATCACTTTGTAAACGTCCGATGATGACCCTTTGCCAGCAGCTTCCATGAACTCTATCGCCATGCCATCGGGAATGATGCCAGCGGCATTCTGGCCCAAGGTCACAACAGCACGCAGCAGCGTGGCTTTCTCTTTTTCGGTGGCGTTTTTAGGATATTTACCGATGCGGGCAGGCATGCCGTAGATTTCCAGCAACTGCGCTAGGTCGCCCAGGGCGTAGTTCTGGAACAGGTACGGCCAAGCCAACATGCGGTGTAAGCCCATGCGGGCGACATATCCGGACTTAGCGCGGTGGCGGTGTTGCACCCATCCCAATGGCCACAGCTCGGCACCGGTGGCGCTCATGTCGCGCAGCGTGATGCAGTTCTGATCATCCGGGTGGAGCCGGAACCAGCTATGAGGGCGCAGAGTGGGCTGTTCTATGTAGCGCATCGCGGCATCGCGCTGCCACGGCAGTTCAAGATTGGCCCAGCCGTGGCCGATGCCGGTGCCGAGATCCAAGATTAGGTCTTCGACTTCGAGGGCTCCAAATACCTCAATGGCCTGTTCGGTGGCTTTCTTCTCACGGGCATCTGCACCGTCGGGCGGTACGATCTGCCACTCCAGCTCTGCGGCAAGCTGGCGGCGCTTGCCGAGATCCGCGCCGATCTGAGAATCCTTCTCCTCCATGTCGTCAAAGAGTTCAGACTGCGCCTTCAGGTCGCCTTGCTCGGCGGCTTCAAGGATCTGGTAAAGCTTTGCAGGCGTTAGCCCCTTGGTGGGGTGTTCGGCGAACTCGCGCTTGAGCTGGCCAATGCGGGCGTCTTGGGTTTGTTCTTCTTCCAGCGCCTGGCTGCTTTCATTGCCAAACAGTTTTTTGATAAGTGCTTTGGGGCTTACCATGCGCCGCCTCCTATGCCGAATCCGGCGTGTTCAATGTCGTCGATGTCCTGGTTGGAAACACCAGGCAGGGGCGCGGGGGTGAATTCAATCGGGATCACGTCCATCAGGCTGGCGTAGTACGCCATGGCCAGCGCGATAGCCGCGTCGCCGTGGCGGTCTTTACTTTCGCCGGTTTTCGCATCGGGCAGTTTGGGCACGCCCTTGATCACCTGCAGGGCGCGCAAGTCATCGACCACGTTGCTATCGCGGGGAAGGCTGATCAGCTCATCTTCAAAGGCGGCCTTGAACGGCGGCATATTGTTCAGGTACCAGCTTTGGGAAAGCATGACCACTTCGACGATGCTGCCGTAGCGTTCTGCCGCTTGCTCGGCTAAGTACTGGCCGTTGCCGCGACCATCCAGGGCACCGCCTTGCAGGCGTGGCAGGCGATCAGCAATAAAGAACAGCACTTGCTCTTGCTGCTTGAACGGCACGTTGCGCAGCTCGACCAGAAACGGCACTTGGCGCACGAGCTGCTGGGTGATGGCCATGGGGGCGATGACGGTTAAATCCCCACTGCGGCCAAAGTCTTCGCCAAAGCAGTGGGCCAGCTTACTGTCGAGTTTTTCGAGCAAGGGCAGCAGGTGTTCAATACACCAGGCGTTTATTTCCAGTGCCCGGTAGTGCTCGGGTACTGCGTTGAACTCTGCGCTGCCTTCAAAACGAATCACTGGCGCATCGACCATGCGCGCTTCGATCATGGCGCGTGAGAGGTAGGCACCACCGCCTGCTTTAGGTACGCAGTAATATTCCTCTAGGGCGTCTTCCCGCATGGCCGTGTCCTTGAGCAGGTTGGCCTTCCATTCTTCCTCTGCCTCTGGCGTCCAGATCTTACCGCGCACTTGGCAAATGCGCTGGTAGAGCCCTTGTTCGCAGGCGTCATCCAGCGTGATGCGGTGAACGCTGTAGCGTTTCTTTTTCGCTCGGCTGTCTTGGATCAGCTCATTGAAAACGTTCTCCACGCCGTTGTGGGTGCTTATCAGGCGCACCTTTGCGCCCCACATGGTAAGGGCCAAAGCCGCCTTCAGTACTTCGGCGAGCTGGTCGTGAAATGCGGCTTCGTCAATCGTGACGTTACCCTGGCGGCCACGCATGTTGCTGGGGCGCGAGCTAAGCGCTTGGATCTTGAAGCCGCTGGCAAAGTGGATATTGAAGGTGAGGATATCTTTATCCTCATCTTGATAAAGTTCTTCCTGGATATGCGATGCGGCACGGTTGAACGCTTTGGCCCACATGGCGCAGGCATCGATAAACTCGATGGCCATGTCCTTGTTGGAGCCGACATAGAAGTGGTTGGTACCACCGGCAGCTTTGGCGCTGCTGGCCGTTAGCACGGCATCGGCGGCTTCGCCCCAGGTCAGGCCGGTACGGCGGCTTTTCTCTGCGATCTTGAGATCTGAGGTGTCTTCGATCCACGCCTTTTGATACGGCAGCAGAACGGATTCAGGTAGCACGGTAGCGGGCGCTGTAGAAAGTGCGGCGGTCATTAGGCAATCCCCAGAATATCGCGCTTGATGGCGTCGATCGCTGCGCGGCTCATGCCTTGGGTGGCCATGCTGGTTTCGGCTTTCTCCGCTGCCTCTTTGGCGACTTCTACCCGCAACTCTTTAGCCCACTTTTTCTGGCTAAGTGAGACACGGCCAATATCGGCCAGGGCTTTGGTCACGCTGCTGAGGTGCTTTGCCGCCACATCGGGTTCGTGCTCGGCTTTACGCATGGCGATGGAGATACGCAGCAGTTGGTCTTGTACGATCCGGGCGGTGGCGTCGATCAAGTGGCCGCTTTCGTCTTCGCCTTCACTGGCCATGGCGCGGGCTAGTTCGGTGGTTTTACGCACATCGCCCATGGCTTCCTCGAACTCTTCTTGCAAGTCCTGGCCATAGCGATGCACTGAGCTTTTGGAAACGTTATAACCGCGCTCGCTTAGCCAGCCCGCTAACGCTTCGTAGCCCTGAAAGCCGCTGCTAACGAGCCGCTCGTTTAGTTGCTCGCGTACCTCTTGGGGTAAGTCGAAAACTTTATTCCGAGGCGGCATGGTTAAAGCCCTGGGCGCGGTTTAGCGACGCCTGGTACGTTAGCGAGGCCTTCGGCACAGTCAGCACCACGGGAGGTCAAGGTGGCCACCCAACCCACACGCGGCTGCTGGGTAATCACTAGGCCTTGCTCTTCAAGCCATGCGAGATCGCCGTGCAGCTTGTCGCGGCTGATGTGGTGGGCATACGAACCTTTCAGCTCATCGTTCAGGCTGTATTCGTTAGTCGTGAACTGGTTTCGGCGTGAGAGAATACGCAGGATGACCAAGCGACGGCCCTCTGTTTCAAAGTCTTGGAAGCTCTGGCTCATTAGTGACCCCCGCGCGGCTGATTCATCAGGTAGTCATTCATTCGGTTGACCTGCACCGACGTGGCTTTTTGACTGGCACTGATCTCGGCCAATAGCACATTGGTTTTGGACATCTGCTCTTGCAGCTTTGCTAGGTCTTCGTGATTGGGTAGGCGCTCCATTTTGTGCTCCAGGTTCACTACCTTTTTCTCGACGCCATCGATACGCTCATGGGTGCCTTTAATGGCGGTTTGGCTCGCCCTGTGTTTGTTGAGCCAGTAGACATATATCGCCATCAGGGCTGTCAGCAGTGCTTGCATCACGTCAAACAACACCTTGGCGGCTGACCAGTTGATGATTTCCATCGTGTTCCCTTTAGTTGGTTACCCGCCAACGCGCTTGACGACAGCGTCCATAAAACCCGCTTTGGGCGCTTGGCCTGCCGCCACTTGTTTATCCTGGCTGCGCTTGTGCACGTTAATGCCCAATACGGCCAGGGCTATGCTCCATAACCCGAGCAGCGCTGACAGTACGACACCCAGCGCGCCCACTACGGCGGCCAACTCGCTGGGGTTGCGGAACGCCACCACACCCAGAATGACGGTGAAACCAGTCATTTGGATAAACCAGGCGGCAGCGGTCAGGTAGCCATACGTAGGCCGCCAGCGGCGTACATAGGCATCGTTGCTGGCGGCTTCGGCGCGCATGGTTTTGTTCACTTCGGCTAGGCGCACGCTTTCCGCTTCTAGCACCATGCGGGAGAGCGTTTGCTGGTGTTCGTTTTCCAGCAGCTGAAGCTTGGCAGTGGCTTCGGGATCGCGCTCCAGCATCTGGGTAATCGCATCGGGGTTGGCATCGGTGCCTAGCGCTTTAGCAATCATGCCGATGGCGGCTCCGGTGGCCGGGGTGCCGATCAACGAACCAAGCAACGGCGCACCTTTGGAGACAGCACCTCTTAGCGCTTCGGTGTCGATACTGCCGAGTAGACCTTTCAGGCTCATTGCTCACCCACCCCAGCGGGCAGGGCCGCTTGTGCGTGTATCCACATGGGTGAAGGTGTTGTAGCGCCCAACGCTGGCGTCTGGGTGCTGGGTTTCCACATAAGTGGCCACCACGCCAGGGTCAATGCCCTGCACGCGGATGTCCGCCGCCCGGCCAAAGACATGCTGGCTGGCAGTGGCACCGCCTACCTGGCGGTTGTAGGCTTCACATCGGCAGCCGCTGTTGATGGTGACGGGTACGTCAAAATGGGTTCGGATGTCTTCTAGCAGCACTAGGGTTTCAAGGTCGACGGTATCGAAGCCGCAACCGCATTTGCACGCGAACTCGTGGCGCTGAAAGTGGTTGGAAAGATCGTTGTGGGGCATGGGAGTAAGCCTCATTGCATGGGTGGCGAAAGCACGTTGCAGTGAGGTTCAGGCTAGAGGGGATTAGCTAGGCGGCGGGAATCAAGCGGTTTAGGAGTTTTGAGTATGTCTCAATCGATTTTAAGGTCGCGTTTGGCTAGTATTTTGAGGTCTTCCAAGCATTCTTTTGTAACTTTCCAGTCTCTATCAAGGTATTCATCCCAGCTTTCTGCTTCGGAATTTATCTTGTTTACGTCAGCAGCAAACTGCTTAAGACGATTAACGCTTGATTCTGGAAGTAAGAAAGATCCTATATCGATAGTCCGTAATATTTCGTTGTGACCTTTTTCTGCTTCAGACATCAGCTTCTGATCGTCTACATCGCTAATTTTTTCACCTTCAACGCCAGCATCAAAATGCTTATCATTGAAGTTCTTTGTGGCATGCAGGGCATTAATAATTCGTTCATATGCCTCCACTTTTTTCTCCCACCACTTCTCACTCCGGTAGCGTTTTAAAGAAAACAATACGCCTACCCAAGCGCTAAGTAGGCCAACGAGGACGGTGGATGCAAAACTTGCGAGTGCTTCAATCATAGTGTCATTGCCTGATTGATTATTTGAAGCCAGCTTAGCGGTTTGCGCTGTTGTCGAATAGATCAGATTGCATCCGGGCTCGTGCAAGTTTGCGCTGCTCGCTGAGAATGCTATAAATCTGCGCTTCGGTCAGGTCGTAGTCTTCGACCAGTTGGGGGATGTTGTCGCCGGTGTGGCGCTCCCATATTTCACGGTCTCGCAGGGCGCGATCTAGCTGGCGGCCCTGGGGTACATAGAGGCTACGGCCACCCGCAAACGAGCTGATCGCACGCACAGCAGCAAAAGCACGGCTACGGGCTACCTTGGGCTCATCACCGGCGCGGACGTGTGCGTTCTCGACCACGGTGAGCATGTCGCTTAACCCTTGTGGCCACTTCTTAAGGATCTCAGGGTCGAGGTAGTCCAGAGCATCGGCGGGGATGCCGAAGCCTAGATCTAGGTTGTCTGCCTTATGCGAGCTCATCGGGGTACCGTCCTTGCCGTTTGGCGTCGATGATCAGACCTGTCATCAGGCGGTGTAGCTGGTCATCGTCCAGCCAGTCCACCCGTTCAACGCTGAACATGCGTTTTGCCATGCTGTCGGCGTACGCCCAGGGGCGTTGCGCATGGGTCAGCATCGCTTCGATCTTTGCCATAACGTTCTGTCGCGAACGCGGTGGGCGCGGTGTCTTACGGCCCGCTTTCTTGGTGGGCTTCGACTCAAACCCCAGCCGCCGGAACTCATGCATTACACCGCCAACGGTACGATTTGTGAGTTCTTTGGCACTGCTCACGCCTGCCGTGCGTGCGAGGATGGCTCGGTAGTCTTCATCGCTAAGGCCCAATTGGGCCTTAGCGATATGGATCTGGGCCAGCTTGCCTTTGCTGATCATGACGCCACCTCATCGCTTTCCGCTTTTAGCTCCAGGTGGGGGAAGTGTTTTTTCAAGTGAGCCACCACAGCGCCCTCGGTACCAAAATCCGGCACAACGCCGATCACCCGAGGCGTCACCATGCGATCGGCTTCCTTCTTGCCAAATGCTCGCTTCGCTTTCGCATACACCTTTTTGGGGTATGCCGCGCGCTTCATTGGCCGCCAGAATCGGCCCTCGGAATGCACCGGCTTTCCGTCCTCGGTTTTTGTCCACTCACCCTTCGCAACGCCGTCCACGAAGACGCGGACGAAGATCTTCTTTCCGTTATGCGCCTTGACCAGCGACAGCGTGTGGCCATCGGCCAGCAGCTCAACAGTACCGCCCAAGTGCTGTAAGCGCTCTTTGATCTCTTTCCACTTATCCATTGCTCACCTCATTGGCTGCTCATCAGTGCTGGGCCACCACGCCCAGCAGACGCCCCATGTGGGGGCGTTTCGCTTTTCAAACTTCCGCGATGTTTAGGCTGATGGGCTGGTAACGCTCTGTTTCACCGATGCGCTCATAGATGCGCACGTAGCTTTTTGAGCCTGTTACTTGCACGGCATCAGCGATTGCATCCATCGCTTTCAGCCAACGAGGGTCGTCGAACTGGTGGCGGCGAAGGGCGAGTACCGCGCCGGTGCGCAGGTTGCCCTGCTTATCGGTGCGGAAGGCGTCTTGCACGATTACCTTCACCTCTGAACGGGCGCCGTCTGTCCAATCTTTTAGGCAGTCATCAATCAGTGCCTTCGCCGCTTCCAACCGCTCGTCAAAGGTGATGTTGTCGGCGATCTGGCGCTGAATTTTGTAGCGTCCATCGAAGCTGAGAAGGCTCACGTTGCCTTTCTTGCCGCCGACATGAACGCCGTACTCTTCGGCGGAGAGCTGCACAAAGCTTTCGATATCGCCAAAGGCTTCCGCTTTGAACTGCGCCAGTTGGCGGTTCAACTCTTTGGCCTTGGTGACCAGTTCAATGGCTAGCTCATCGCGGGCTTGGTCGATGGGTTTGATGCTTTCCTCAGGAATCAGACGGCCTTTAGCGTCTACCCGATAGCCTTCAGGAATAGCTTGTGATGTGGTGGCTGGGGGGTTCATGGTTAGGCTCCTTTACGGGCTTGCTTGCGTTCAAAGTCGGCGGTGCCGCGATTCATGCCACGGCTGTGGCGGTGGTAGTGCAGCGGTTCGATAAATGCGCCGTTGCGCTGGCGAATCGCTTTGTTGTTACCCAAGCCCAGCAGCAATTCTTCCCACACGGCGTATTCAGGCGGCAGCTCGGCAGGCTCTTGGTCTGGCGCGGCCTCTGTGGGTGCAGCCGTCTGTTCATTCAGGCCGGTATCCCAGCGTTGCCAAATGCGCAGCACGGCGGCTTCTTGCGCGGGTAGCAGTGGCTCAGGTTCCAGCGCTAGGCGCTCGAACTGATGCGGGTTGATCAGGTACTGGGCTAGGTTCACGCCATGGCGTGCCATACGCAGGGCGATGAAGCGGTCGGCGTAGTGCTCAAGGTGGGCGTCGCTGTAGGTTCTCATTGCTGGTCTCCCTGGTTGGCGGCACCTTTCAGCAGATCCGATAGGCGCTTGGGGGCATTGGCTTGCTCATTCGCTTTGGCGGTTTGGCTCGGGACTTTTTGGGTGCGTGGCGCGTTGGCTTGACGCTCGGCCATACGCCGATGCTCAGCTAGTACGTCATCGGTAGAGCGCTCTTGAAAAGCCGCGGAGGGCGGGCGATTTGCAGGCGCTTTGGCTCCGCTTCGTTTTGCCTCTTCGCGCTGCTTTTCCACGTCACCGGCGTGCCGATCGGCACAGTTGGCCACCACTTCATAGAGATAGCCGTGACCGCTTAGCGGTAGGTTGCTGGGTGGTCGCTCCAGCAGTTGATCCAACGCCATGACCCACACTCTTAAAGGCGCTTCCCGTGTGATGCCTTTGCGCTCGATCACGCCGCTGGTGATGGTCTCTTTAAGCTCACCCAGCAAGCGGGCGCTCTTGGCGCTGGCCAGAGCACGGCTGGCAGGCCGGAACATGCCGAGATAGCGCACGATGCGGCTGCTCAACAGGGCGGGCATTTCCAGCGCAGCGGCCAGCGCTTGGTTGTGTTCGCCCTGGGTTACGAACGCGGCCATGTCGCCGCTCATGCCGCACTCGGGGCAGGTGGCTTTAAGCGTCATTGATCTTCTCCCTGGCGGTCGGGGTTGTGCGGGCATGTTTGGCAGTGGCGCCACATGCGCATGGCCATGGGGTTATGGGTAGGCGCTGGGCGTGCGCGGTAGTCGCGGCACTGCTCAACGCTGATTGTGAGTTGCTGGGCGGGGCACTGGAGGCCATCCAGGGCCAGCAGCACTTTCTTTTCGATGCTGTCGGTGGAGGGGCTCGGGTAGCGGTTCGCCAGTGCCAAAGAGACCGCGCTACGCGAGACACCGATGCGCTCTCCCGCCATCTTGCGATTGGTGGCACGCACTTCATCGGCAAGCAGCGATATCCAACGGGGCGGCTCTTCGCCCCAGTTGGTGATGTCGACGGTGCGGGTACGACGAATGCTGTTTTTCAAGGGCGTTTTCATGGCTCACCCCCTTCGGTTTTTGTCACGCGCGTGTAGACGACTTCGCCAGTGTTGGGGTCGTAAAGCTGCTTTGTGCGCTGGATCATGGGCGCACGAGGCCCCGTCCAACGTGTTGATACCAGCCGGTAGCGAGTCAACACGCCTGGCGAGCCTGGGCGAATGATGGAGACATAATCGGCAGCCGCGAGAAAGCGCAGATATTCGTTGGCGGTCGCTTCGGCAATGTCTACTTGCGGCGTACTGGCGGCATCGGCCAGCTCGCGGGCGGTGCAGTCACCAATGATCTTTAGGGTGCGCCAGATCTGTTCACGGCCCAGGCCACCTGTCGGCGTCGTTCCATCCTTGCGGACACGCGGGGCTTCTACACCGACATCGCGAGTAAGTGTAAGGGTGATGGTTTGCGCCGTTTTGAAAGGGCCAGGGTCACGTAATAAGTAGCCCGCTTTTTCCAAGCCAGTAAGGTAATCCCGTACTCGACTTTTGGGCGTGGTGACCGTCATGCCAGCCCATACTCCATCTACCGTGATGGGCTCGCCATCGGTATGCAGTGCGCGCAGAGTTTCCCACATGGCCTGGCGGTCGGCTTTTGGCCCTTGGGCGTTGAGTTGAGGTTGACGTTTTGCCATGCCTTAGCCCCTCCGCGCCGGTGGTTGGCCGGTATGGATCTCACGCTCGCCCCATTCCTGCATGCCGACCATCGTCCAGCCGTTGGCAGTGGCTTCGCTGTGAATCTGGTAGAGGTTGACGGCGACGCGGCGTAGGCAGCCTTTGACGCGGTCGTTAACGGCTTGCAGCAGGTCGTCGTCAATTTCGATATCGGGGTAGCTCTTGTCAGCAAGAGTGCGCACATCATCCAGGCTGGCGGCTTGGGCAGGTACCCATTCCAGTACGCGGTTATGCAGGCGCTCAAGCCTTGCCATTGACGCGGGCACGCGCTCTTCACCGATCAGGATTAGCGTGCCCTGGCTGGCGTTATAGATATCGGTGAGGACGTTGGCCGCTGCCTTGTCGATCACGTACTGGACGTCATCAATGATCAGCGGGCGCCCCGAGCGGGAGAGCTGCTCGGCGATCTGGTCAACCATCTCGCTCAGCGTCTTCATGGGGATGATGCCCATCTCGCGCAGCACGGCGACCACGAATGCTTTCTTTGTCCAGCTTTCGCGGCACTCGACGTAGTAGGCGCGGTGTAGGTTGGCGGCATAGGCGGCAGCCAAGCTTTTGCCGTAGCCGCTGGGGCCGTACATGACCACCAAGCCAGGCAGTTCCGGCGGGCGGTTAGCGGCGCTTTCAACGGCAGCGGCTAAAAGCCCGACGTTCGTGAGTGGTACAATGGTGTTGACGCTCATAATGTTTCCTTATCCAAGGTTGGGGTGTCGTGGGCCGTGGTCTAGACGGCCCGTCGGTTGCGGGCGGGTGACAGCCCGTCCGCTTCCATTACGCGCTGGATGGCGCGGAAGTCGTTGTGGTGCTGGTAGCTGTCGTGCCACTGGCGTGCCTGTTCGGGCATGTCTTCGTTCTGCTGAAGCTGGGCATCCAGCTTTTGCCAAAGCCGATAACGCTCGACCTTGTTTTGGGGTATCTGAAAACGTGTGCCTTGATCGGCCAGTTGCTTGGCGTAGGCGCGGCCTGCGGCTGCCTGCTTTTCGTCTGAATAGCTGGCGGCGGGGGTAATGGCGCGGATCTCGACATCGCCGCCGGTGATGGTTTTGGCTTTTTGTGCCAAGCGGTTGAGCTGGCCTTTTTCGCGCTTCTCGGCGGCGCGCTGGATCATGGTTGCAGGCATGGCGGGGGTGGCGTTGCCGTCAAGGATGGCATCGCCTAGGTGTTCGCCTTCCAGGGTGTAAACGCCGACGCTGCCGGTATCGCGGTAGTCCCAGGCGACGCGGATCTCTTCGCCGTGTAGGTCGCGCAGGGCATCCAGGAAGTAGAGGCCGCCGTTGATGCGCACTTCGCCACGGTTGGTTTTGCGTACTTCCTGCGGGCGCATTAGCGAGGCGACGACATCGGAAGGTGCGGTTAATGCTTCAAAGCCTTCGGCCTCAGCGCTTTTCCAGGCTTCCATGGGGCTTTGGTTGCGCAGCCTGCCGGTGTCTAAATCGCGTACTTTGGAAAGGCCTTTATGGGGCCGATGGTTGTAGACGTTTAGCGCTTCGTTTAAAGAATCAAAGAACTCTTGAAACGTGGGTATTAGCGCGGGCTTTAAGCCCTTTTTAATATCGCGGCGGCTTAATTTGTGCGCCTTGGTAGACGCTTCTTTATCCATATCCGCACCGATATAGCTGTCCATGGTTTTCGCCAGCTTTACTAAGGTGCTTTGGTGGGCGCGCTCGATCACGCCGCGTGCCTGTGAGTTGTAAGGCAGCGAGTGGGTAATGGTGCCGCCCAGGCGGTCGACCACTTCATAAACAGTGGCGTTGTCAAAACCGCTACCGTTATCGACATAAAACAGGTTGAACATGCCTACGCGGCTAACGGCATCGCGTAGGGCATCCAGCGTGGCCACGGTCGACTCGGCAAGGTTCAAAGCAAAGCCAACGATCCGGCGCGTTGCCCAGTCGATAATCAGCGTGACCTCTGGCCGGAACGCTTGCCCGGTCAGCGGGTTGATCACTTCGGCATCAAAGGTGTGGCCATCCGCGACCCACACATCGTTGGGCCATAGCTCCGCACTGGTGCGGCGCTTAAAGGGCTGGAGCGCCTTCAGCTCATGAGCGCCCATGCGGCCACGCTCACGCGCTTCCGGTGACAGCTTGGCAAGCCAGCGGCGCACCTGGTGTATAGAGGGGTGCGGCGGTTGGGTCTGCTCGACCAGCAGCTGATAGGCGGCTTCTACCGACGGCTTCTGCGGCTTCTGGTAGCGCTTGAGAAAATCACCGGCCCAGGCGGGCATGCTCATATCCGCTTGGCGGCGCTTAGGCGCTAGGCCGCGTTCGCCGTGCTTGCGGAAGTCAGCGATCCAGCGCTTTAAGGTGCGTTCGCTTAGGTTGCGGGTTTCTGTCTTGCGGTCGTTGGCCATTACGACGCGCTGCTTTAGGTAAGGCGTTAGATCGTCTTCTTTTGCATGAGCAACTAACGTTTCGATAGCGCGCTGCTGGCTGACCATCTTGCTCATGCGTTCGATCTCTCGAACGAACGCCACGCGGGCGGTCATCACTTGGCGCTGGGCATCGGTTAGCTGTTGCTGGCCTGGGCGCTGTTCTTCTGGCTGCGGCGCTATGGTGCTGACTGGCGTTGGCGCCGCGTTATCTGCCTGTGCCAATAACAGTGCGTTTTGGGTTTCAGTGGGTAGAACGGCGAAGGCGTATTCAACCGCTTTGCTGCCTAGGCGCTGCTGGCCTTCCCAGCGGTGACGTTTGGCATGTTCACGCACATTGCGTTCTGTGCCGGGGAGCCCTGGTAACCCGGCCAACTCTTTGGCGGTGTACCAGTTCATTGGTCATCTCCCATCAAACGCTTTAGCTCTTTCATGTCGCTTTTGAGCTTTTCCATCATCTGCTGGCGTTTGCCGTACTCAGCGGCAAGTGCCTCACGCCCATAGGCCACGCGCCCACCACGTAGGTGTACGATCCAGTCGGTAAAGGCATGGCTCTGGCAGACTTCTTCTAACAACGGAATGCGATAGAAAGGGATGTTGTGGTCGCAGCGTGCCGGTGAACTCCAGGCGTCGAGCATATGTTTGGAAACATCATCACCAGAGAAGCGACTCATCTGTGCGGCCACTTCGTAACGGTCAACGGGGCAATCCTTTAGCACGATGCCCACCAGCTCGCTGACCTGGGCGGCATAGTTACCGCTACCTGGGGCGGGAACGACCGGCGCTGGCACCTCAAAGATGTCTAATGTTTGGGTATCTTTGACGCGCTTCATGGTTAAGCCTCCCGCACCATTTGACGGTGCGTGATAGCGTTAGAACCGCTATCCTGTTCACAAATAGTGTCATTTTGCTTTTCGGCACGGTTTGGTCGCTCACGACATGGGGTGCCGTCATGGTTCCAGCGCTCTGGCCAAATAGCTTGTGGGGTAAAACCAAGCTTTTTGGCGATAGCGCGTTCCATGCGGGGGTAAGGCGTGTATTTCGCTAGCTGTACAGCGTTGTCAGTGACGCCAAGCTCATCGCTAAGCTTGCGCAAGCTAGAACCCTGGCTACGGAGTTGGTATTTCAGCCACTCCCAGCGATGGATTGGGTTGGCGGGAATTTGTTGGTTCATGGCGTCACCTCGGTGGCGTTTTTTGGGGTGTCTAACCTGTCTTTCCCCATAAACATAGCGCGGATAAATACGCATATCAAGCGGATAAATGAGCATCCGTTTCTTTTTATTGCGCCATTCGCTCTTTTTTTTGTGCATGAGGTTGTAAAACAGTGGGTTACGAAGAAAGGGATGCTGACCAACTCAATGATATCGAGCATCCGATTCCTGCTGAGGGAATCGGACGCTTCCCTCTAAGGCTTAAAAACTCTTTAGGAAGTGAAAGTGCACGCGTATTTTCGCGCCGATGCGGATTGTCTGAAGGTGCTATACGCAGTTATATGAGCGGAGACACTTATCCAACTCTGGATCGCCTCGCACTAATTGCCAATGCGCTTGGTAAGGACATGCAATGGCTTGCATTTGGTGATGAGAAGACTGATTCATTAGATGTAAAGGGCATGGACGATTACGCCTTCGTGCCGCTTTATGACGCCCAGTGCAGCGCGGGTGATGGAGCTTGGAACGAGAACTGCCGCGTGCTCACGCACATCAGCTTTACGCGCTACTCACTGCGCAAGCAGGGGCTAACGCCGGATCACCTTTCAGCGATCCGCATTGATGGCGATAGCATGGAGCCGGTACTGCACAGCGGTGATACGGTGCTGATTGATCACACCAGGACGGCGATTGAGGGCGAGGGTATCTATATACTGCGGCTGGATGGACATCTCTACGCTAAGCGCCTGCAGCGCCAATTCAACGGCGTATCCATCATTAGCGCGAATAAGGAA